GGTTACAGAAAAGGCGACCCGTTTCCTTTGGATTGCCGAGATGGCACTTTCGGGGGCGCGGCGATGATTATCATGGGGGATGGATGGCGCGCTGTTATTGGTTATGGAGGAACCTACGAGGTTTCCGTCCTGGGGGTGCGCAGAATTGCGCCCGGTCCGCATACACATCCCGGTAGGATATTGAAGCAGTGGCTTGATTCGCATGGTTGTCCGCATGTGAATCTATACCTTCACGGAAAAGCAACGCAATTTCTTGTGGCTCATTTAATCGCCGATGCTTTTCTTCCCCCTAAGAGTCCTACGGATCAAGTCCTTCGTCACTTGAACGACGATCCAACTGACAATCGGATTGAGAACTTAGCATGGGGAACGTACTCAGATAACCTGAATGACGCTTTTCGCAACGGCAGATCGAGTCCCAAGGGGGTTGCGCATTGCTGCGCAAAACTAACAGAAGATATCGTAAGAGAAATTCGTCGTTTGTATGCCACCGGAGAATTCTCGCACCGGGAACTTGCTCAGCGGTTTGGCGTAAGCCATCAGGCGATCAGCAAGATTGTCCGCCGGAAAGCCTGGAAACACGTAGCATAGTTGATTGTGGAGGATGACATGAAGACTGCTTTGCTGACTGGAATTTCAGGTCAGGATGCTTCTTATCTTGCCGAACTTTTGCTGGACAAGGGATGGAAAGTGATTGGCTTATTGCGTCGATCATCTACTGATACTACTGCTCGCTTGTCGCGCATCAAGTTGCATCCCAACCTAGAGATTGTAGAGGGCGATATTGTCGATGCGACTGGGATGATGAAAATCATTTCTTCTCGCCAGCCAGATCATATTTACTTACTCGCGGCCCAGAGTCATGTTGGGCATTCGTTTGTGACTCCGGCTTCTACAATGGAGATCGACGCTATGAGCACGATCTATGCCCTGGAGGCGGTTCGGCAGTCATCTCCAACATCGCGTGTCTACTTCGCTGGGACTAGCGAGCTATTTGGCGACACCATTGAATCTCCTCAGAACGAGCAGACAGTGTTTTCTCCAGATTCCCCATACGCAGTTGCGAAATTAGCGTCCTTTAGTCTGGTAAGATTGTATCGTAAGGCATACGGTATCCATGCGTGCTCGGGAATCCTATTTAACCACACTAGTCCGAGACGCGGATTAGGTTTTATCACGCGAAAAGTTAGTCGCTACGTAGCGGCTCTATATTTGGCTCGCGAACGTGGCGAAGCAATCGCACAATTGCAACTCGGCAACTTGGATGCGCGTAGGGATTGGATGTCGGCCAAGGATGCCGTACGCGGTATGTTCATGCTACTCTCTCACGAGAAACCTTTCGACTGTGTGTTTGGCAGTGGTATTACACATAGCATCCGCGATCTGTTGAAGATAGCCTTCGGCGTGATTAGTATCGACAATTGGACTTCCCATGTCGCGGTTAATGATGCGCATAAGCGACCACAAGATGTTGGGCTCTTGTTGGCAGACCCATCCCTAGCGCGTCGAGTGCTTGGATGGCAGCTTACAACTACCTTCGAGGAGATTGTCGCCGAGATGGTCAAAAATGACATTGAGGAACTGCGAGCCGAAGAACGTGCGCGGGTGGCCACATGATCTACCCGGACTATACCGTCATTAGGGACACCAGAGAGCATGTCGGCAAGGGCTGGAATTTTGAGATTAGTCGTCCGAACAAGAATCCACCTAAGTGCGCTGGTCAGATCATAGATACCCTGACGACAGGGGATTATTCCGTCGTCGGATATGACGACATGCTGATCGTGGAACGAAAGAATGACTTTTCCGAGTTGTGGGGTAACTTCTTGGAGCGAAAGCGATTCGAGAGAGAGATGGATCGTCTTCGCGCGTATAGGTATAGGCTTGTGATCGTGGAGTCGGTCATGACCCCAGAGGTATTGTCGTTGAGCCCTGCCAGTATGAAACGCAACGTGCCGGGAAAGGCCCTTACGTCTTGGCTGATGTCCCTCATCGCGGAATATCAAGTCCCAATTATGTTCGGCGGTGCATGTGGTCAGAAACTATGCCAGCAATTCTTTGAGGCTGTGATTCGACTTGAGTCGAAACCGGATATGGAACTTGTAGCTGAGTAAACGGGGGTTGTTGGGTAATGTCGATGATTACGACTGATATTGCCTTGGTGATCTGTGGCGGGCTGTCGAAAACGTGGAAGTTTGTTGCTGGTTACAGAGGGGCCTACGAGGTTTCTAGCGATGGGGAAGTCGCGTCGCTACGCGACGCCCGTGGACGTGCGCGGCGGAAGATTAAGTCACAGTTTCTTGATAGGGACAGGTATTTGCGCGTCAATCTATGTTGTGATGGCCACACGCGCCAGATTCCGGTCCATCGTTTGATTGCGTTGGCTTTTCTTTCGCCGCCACTGCCTGGCCAAATCTTGGTGCGGCATCTGGATGGCAATTCTGCGAATAACAGCGTCAGTAACTTGGCCTGGGGTACTTCTCGGGAGAATTCTGACGATGCTGTTCTTCATGGCCGTATGCCTAGGGGGGAGCAGCATTGGAGCGCGAAGCTAAGCGAAGCCGATGTGCGCGAGATTCGTTGTCTACGCGCAGGAGACCCCAAACAATGGACCTATCAGCGTCTGGCTGATCAGTTTGGTGTCTGTTACTTGACGATGAAACAGATCGTGCGTGGCATACGTTGGAGGCATGTGAAGTGAGCGATCTTGTGCCAGGCGTTGCGCTAGAGGGTCTGCTGTCGCAGGACGAGATTGCTTATAGTTATCTGTTCCCATATCGCGACAACGTGCCAGTAGTTGGTGATCATCATCCGTTCGCCAATATCGAGCACCTATTGTCGGATGTCATGTTGGCGGTGACAAGCGAGAGGTATATCGGTTGGGCTGCGAAAGTACTGCTGAATCTCGACCTATTTCCAATGCAGATTGCCCAGTTGAGGTTCCTATGGAGGACCGCTCGTCCCATCCTTGTTGCTTCGCGTGGTAGCGGCAAGTGTATAGATGGCGATGCGTTTGTTGTGACTGATACTGGATTTGTCAGAATTCGCGATCTTGTCGGCGAGGATGCTTCTCCGAATGTTCGGCGATATATGCGTGGTCGGAAAGTGTTGGGAGAGAAGGGTTTTACCGAGATCGAGTATGGTTGGAAGAACATCGAATCGGACTTGGTCTCGGTGAAGACAAGGGCCGGTCTGGCTTTCAAGATGACGCCAAACCATCCAGTGCGATGCGTTCGTAATGGTTCGATCGAATGGGTTCAGGCCGTTGATCTGGTGGCCGGTGATCGTTTGGTGGTGGACAGAAATCCGAATGATGTTTGGCCTACTGGGCACAACGACCTAGGGACCGATGTCGCATATCTGTTCGGTTGCTTGACTGGAGATGGGTGTATTTCTGGGAATACGATTATTTTAACATCGGCTGACGTTGAGTTGGTTGATCGGTGCAACTTAGCCGCCATGCGTCTGTGGGGAAAGAAGTTCGTAGAAGTCCCGTCCTCGCGATATGGCTATCGTTTATATTGCGCACAGGCTGTTCGTGATCTGACTGAGAAATATGGATTCGACCGTGGAGCAAAGGCTCCACGGAAAGATTTTCCGTCTTCGGTTTTGTCTGCCAGCAAAGAATCGATCGCGGCTTTTGTTCGTGGTTTGATGGACACGGATGGGTGGGTTGAACCAAAGAATAGTGGGGTTGCATTTTGCTCTGCTTCCTACAAGTTGGTGCGCACCCTTCATTTCATCCTCACTAGATTCGGTGTTGTTGGCCGCATCTCCGAGAAGCATAATGTGGAGACCGGTAAGCGATACTATCGGATTAGCGTCACGGGGCAAGCGGTCGAGGTATATGCGCGTGCTATTGGTTTTGGGCTTACTCGTAAGCGGACCTTGATGCAGGAACTATGTGGTGTGCGGCGCAATACAAATGTGGATGTGATCCCGGATGGGTTATGCAAACACCATGTCGTTGCGCTGCGCCAGGCGTATCGAGAGACGTGTGCCGTGTCGCGTATTCGTGGTGGCAAACCGGTCCCGTGCCACCTTGGGGCATGGAGTCTCACTGCCGTAAAGTCGTACGCCCTAACATACGACAGGTTGATTGGGATGCTGGAGTCTACGGTTGGGCTGGAAGAGCATCCCGCTAGGGTAGCCTTGCAAGAGATTCGCGATCAGCATTATTACTATGATGAGATTGTCGCGATTGGGACGGCGAACGATGAGACCTACGATGTGCATTTGCAAACCGACCATTCGTTCATCAGCGGTGGGATTATATCCCATAATAGTTATATTCTTGCTGTTTACGCCTTGATGAGAGCATTGCTAGACCCTGGCGCAAAGATTGTCATTGTTGGGGCTGGGTTTAGGCAAGCCAAGGTCGTGTTTAACTACGTGGAAAGCATTTGGAACAACGCACCGATTCTTCGCGACATCTGTGGTGGTAATCGCGGAAGACCAAAAACATCCGTGGATTCATGCTATTGTCGTGTCGGTCCATCGTTCATCTGCGCGATTCCGATGGGCGATGGTTCCAAAATCAGAGGACTTCGTGCAACGGTGGTAATTGCCGACGAGTTCGCCTCCATCTCCGAAGAGATATTCGACACTGTGGTGCAGGGTTTCGCTGCTACTCACAAGAGCCCGGTCGACGAGGCTCGTCGCTTGGCTACTGTCGCTCGACTGAAGGGTCTTGGAATCCCCGATCAGATGGGACAAGTGTTGGCTGGCGGCAAGATTTCGTACAATCAAATCATCTATTCTGGCACGGCTTCGTATGCGTTCAATCATTTCGCCAAGAGACACGACCTGTGGAGAGACATCATAAAGAGTCGTGGGAATCGGCGTAAGTTGCTCAAGTTGTTCGGCAGTGATGTCGGCGTCCCGGAGGGTTTTGACTGGCGCGATTTTGGAATTATGCGCATCCCCTATACCCACGTCCAACCCGGCCTGCTTGATTCCAAGCAATTGGCTTCGGCACAGATGTCCATGCCGCGCAATGTGTTCCTCATGGAGTACGGTGCCGTTTACGTTAGCGACAGTGACGGTTACTACAAGCGTAGCATGTTGGAGTCTTGCACCCCGAAACCTGGGATGGCGATTCAGACCGTCGATGGTCCCGTTGAGTATACGCCAGCTATGAATGGCGATCCGGATCGCAAGTATGTGATGGGCATCGATCCGGCGTCTGAGATGGACAATCTGGCCATTGTCGTCGCGGAGGTATGGGGTAGCCATGCTCGTATCGTCTATTGCTGGTCGGTGAATAAGCCGGAGTTCGAGCGTCGCAAGCAATCTGGCCTGGCCACAAGTGACGACTACTACGCCTATTGTTGTTCCAAGGTCCGTGAGTTGTGCCGCGCTTTCAGGATCGTGCGCATCGAGATGGACAGTCAGGGCGGCGGATATCCGATCGCCGAGATGTTGCGCAACAGTCGTATCATTGCCGATGGCGAACGTCCTATCTATGAGGTTGTGGACCGAGATAACCCACGATCCATGGATGGTGCGTCCGATGGTCCCCACATCTTGCACTTGGTTCAGCCGTCGACCGAATGGAACATCCAGGCCAACTACGCGATGCACAAGGGGTTTGAGACTCGCAAACTATTCTTCCCGTGTTTTGACACCGTCAAGATGCAGGCTTCTCTGAGCGCGGAGAAAGCGGTTGGCAGGACGGTCGATACCTATGAGGATTGTGTCATGGAGATCGAGTCTCTCAAGGATGAGATTTGCTTGATCTCTATAACGGAGACGGCGGGCGGTAAGCCGAAGTTTGGGTTGCCAGGACGTAGCGAGGCGACTTCTGCTCATCGCGGTACTCGTCTGAAGAAGGATCGCTACAGCGCCTTGTTGATGGCCTATCGGTATGTCTACGACGAGGATGTCGCCGGTC